AAAAAGTAAATATTCTATTCTGAAGTTTGAGCGTAAGCGAAAACGAGGCAAATTGTATTAATGAAAATAAATATTATCTTGAAGTAGAAGCCCTTGCGCTAGAAAAAGCAGCAAAAATAAGAGAAATAGAGATAAGCGATGCCAAAAACAAAGGCGACTTAAAAAATAGAATTGATGCCTTATATCTTAAAAAAGGCGAAGAATTAACCCTAGAAATAAAAAAGAAATATGCAGAAGATATAAGGCAGGAAGAAAATAATAGAGGCCAAGAAATACTAAGAGCCTATCAGGAAGATCAACAGAGGCTTAAACAAAACCTTGATACTAAATTAAATCTTATTCGGCAATACGAACAGGAAAGAATTGTAATACAGAATTCTAACGAGGTTGAGCAATTCTTAATTAACCAGGGTTATTCTAAAGAATCTTCCAGATTTGGAGGTCTTAAGGGTTTATATGAAGAATACAGGCTCAGAGAAAAAGAAATTAACGACACTGCCTTAACGGAATCCGATAAATTACAAGCCAAAGAGGAACTTAATAAAACCTTCAATGTTAAATTACAGGATCTAACAAGAAAGGCTAATGAGGAATCCGCGGAAAAGTTTAAGGAAATTTGGGGCAGGGCATATAATGACCTGTTTTCTAAACAGCGTAACTTTGCCGAAATTGCCAAGAAATTAATGCTTGATTTGGCAATGCATTACGCAAAAATTGGCCTTGAAAACTTCGCTACAGGAGCAGGTAAGGGTTCTGCATGGGGAAAAGCAGCAAATATTGGCCTAAAGGCTTTCAGTTTATTAGGCTTTGCAAATGGCGGTACGCCTCCCGTTGGTAAAATATCACTCGTTGGAGAGAAAGGCCCTGAATTATTCGTCCCTAAACAATCAGGACGAGTTATTCCTAACGATCAAATTTCAATGGGTGGAGATCAGCAACCCATTACCGTAATTAACGCGCCACAAATAAAGACAGGGGCAAGCAAAGAAGATGTATTGAGCGCGTTAAGTCAATCTAATAAAGAGCTGGCCTCAATAATAATTAATTTAAAAAAAAATGACGTAAACGGCTTTAGAACTGCAATGAGGTCTTAATTATGACTGCAACATTCAATTTTAACTATAAACGCGCCCATCAGATTAGTTCTGAATGGAAAACCATAATTGACGAAATGTACACCGGAGGAGAACAACGCCGGAATCAATGGACTCAATCCCGCAAAAGCTGGGCTTTAGACTTCGATAAAAATTCTACCGATACGGCTGCAATAATGGCCTTTTTTGATGCTCGCAAGGGACAATACGAAGCTTTTTATTGGACTTGGAAAGCAACACACCCAGCAACAGGGGAAAGCATGGGAGGCGACGGGGTTCAATATCTTGTCAGATTTGCCAATGACAAGCTCGATATAAGCCACGATATAGGCGGTTATACAACTTTTAGTATTACATTACAGCAGGTACAAAGCTAATGAGTAAAGAATTAACAGCCCCGCAAATAGCAGAAGTGCAAGGCTCAGAGGTTAAAACTCGGATACTTGTTACTATAGAACACCCTGACGAAACAATAAGAATACTTGAGAATGACAGCCTTGCGCTCTTTACACTATCAGGCAATATATATTACGCCGGTCAAGTCAAAAGGGGAGAGATCAACACAGATATGGAGGGCGCAGTCGAAAAATGCCCAATAAGTATATCAAATATTAATCAGGCATATTCTCAAATAATAGCCGCAAATGGCGATACTCTTACAAACACTAAATGCACAGTCGAGGAAATAATATTTAACGGATTTCCGGCAGATTGGCAGGCTTTGACGGCTTACACTACAGGCACAGACCCAGCGGTTAATTTTGTCAGCCCAATAGTTAAAAATAGCTATATTTATGAATGTACAACCGCCGGAACAACGGGCGAAACAGAGCCAACTTGGCCGACTTCAATTAATGCCTCGGTGGTTGACGGCACAGCAACATGGACATGCAGAAGCCCTATAATTGGCAGTCCTATCGATTTATTTTCAGGCTTAATGAATAATATTGCGCTCACGGCTGCGGGCTTCTCTTTTGATGTTGAGAGACAGATCGGGGGGTATTCAACCCAAAGCCCCAACTTAACTTATGACGTTTTTTGCCAGTACACATTTAAAGACGAGCGATGCGCTTACGCTGGCAATGATACCACTTGTACTAAAACATATACGGCATGCAATAATCATACGCCATCTAATGCTGATAGATTCGGTGGTTTTCCTTCGATAGTTAAGCAAATGGTTATTAAAACTTAAGGATTATTTATGAATGAGAAAATTAAGCAGCTCATCCAACGGGTGGGCGAGCCTTACTGTATGTTTTTTGAGGGTACGGATTTTTACAAGGGGTGCTTTGCGCCCGTCTATTATCTTTATGAAGATGCGCCTCGCTTTAAGCTTCCATCGGATAATCATAACCGCAACTTTTTATATGGCATGGCTAAGATTAAGGCACATGCTCAGGAAATTAGCGAAAAAGATTTACAACAAGGGGACATAATAGCCGCTGAATATAACGGGGAGCTGCACGTTGCCGTATATATAGGCAAAAAGCAAATAATCCACGTTTTTAGAGGCTATTTATTACAGATTAATAAGCTCGAAATGATTAGAAAAGGCATTAAGGGATTTTTTAGGGTGATTATATGATATTTACTGCAATAGGTGTCGCTATAAGCGGCGGAGTTTTAGCCGGCTCGGCTGCGTTAGGCGCTGGGCTGGCAACAGTGGCTAGTATTGGGATAGCGGCAACAGTGGCTACTCTCGGAGTCCTATCTAGTAAAAATTCTAATGCTGGCACCCCTGGGGGTACCTCGCCTAAATATAAATTTGGGGCGCTTCAAACACAGGCAGATAATACTTTGTGTATTCCTATTTGCTACGGTGTTAATAAACTTGCAGGAAATAGAAACTGGCAAGATACTGGCACAGATACTATAAACACTACAATAGCCTTGTGTGAAGGCGAGATAACTGATATTTCAAACATTAAAATAAATAATCATGCCATAGCCGATCTTGACCCTGAATGCACATACAGCGAATATCACGGAACATCTAGCCAGACAATAGACGATAGAGTTGGAATATCATTAACACAAGCACAAAGAGCCGCCAAAGTAGGCGGCTTAAAACATATTGCTTATTTAGCTATCACCGCAAGAGCAGGCCAAAAAGTCAGCGGAACTTTTATGAATGTGACCTGCACGGTCACGGGTAAAAAAGTAAAAATTTATTCGGGGCAGGATACATACTCAACACAATACACTAATAATCCAGCATGGTGTATTTTTGATTTTCTTATTGGTTATAGCGGTTGCAGGTTGGGTTATAACTCAACCGGTATTTTTGATAATACACTAGTTAAAGAATATTTGGATATTCAAAGCTTTATTGATGCGGCGGAGTATTGCAGGGAGATTACAAGCAACTCAAGCGCAATAACTGGAACTGTTAGCACAACCGCAGGCTCAAGGACTTTGACCGGATCTGGCACGGATTTTGAGGCTGATTTTAGCGTAGGTAGTTATTTTATAGTTAACGGCGAATCCAGACAGGTTGTAAATATAACAGATGCAAATACAGCAACGGTTGACCTTGCTTACGAAAATACCGCATCAGGACAAACCGCTACGCTAGGAACGCCAAGATTTTCGCTTAATATCATTCTTGACGAGAAAAAGAGCCGCCTTGATTGGCTGCATGAGCTTTTGATTTGTTGTCAGGGTTTCATGGTTTATCAAAATGGCAAACTCTCCATTAAAATAAATAAAGCTGAGACGGTCTCACAGGTATTCACTCCAAGCGAAATAATAGCAGGCTCAGAGAAATTCTGGACAACTCCGAGAGAGAATCTTTATGACATTGTCAGGATTCAATATGTAAATCCAGCTAAAGAATCAGCCAGAATTTTTGCCAGTGCAGAGCTGGCAACTTTTAACAATGAACAACCAATCATTCAAGAGGTGCAGGCTTATGGAGTAACAAACCATAAACAAGCGTCAAGGCTGGCATGGTTCTATCTTAATCTTGCTAATACCTGTAATAAGCATATGTACTTTGAAACAGGCAAACAAGGGCTTGACAGAACGGTTGGCGATGTAATTCAAGTTACTTCTACATTCATGGGTTATACTCTCAAACGCTGGCGCATAGTTGCTATGACAGAAGCGCAAGAGGGTAATATTGGCTTTACCTGTATTGAATATAACGGGCCTGTTAATGCAACTTATACAACAGCCTTAACCGGAACTAATAACGATCTTACTTATACATCGGTAGCCCAAACATCAGGCGCCAATAATATAACTATTACTTATCTTAATCCGGGAGCGCCGAGTCAATCCTTAAGCATATCGGTTATAAGTAACGCTATAACTGTAAATCTAGCCACTAATGGAAGTAGTCAAATAACTTCTACCTCTGCATTAATTAAGGCAGCAATTGAGGCCAGTGTTGATGCCACTGCATTGGTAACTTTATCTTATCCTACAGGCAATGACGGCTCTGGTATAGTAACCGCTATGACCCCGCAAAATTTAACAGGCGGTAATACTGGAATATATACCGATACACTAGGAAGCGAAGAGCCTGTTATTGATTCGGTTATTGAGCTAGGAAATGAGATCCCAACACAAAGATCAGTCACAAAAGTAGTAGCCGCTAACGATTCTATTAATAAAATAGGAGCCGATTATATTGTCCCAGACGCCGCAATAAACGCACAGGATTATATAAATGAGGCCATTAATTCTATCCCGTTAAAAAGCATAGAATCTGGCAGCGTAGCGGGGTTATCATTGACAGATTTATGCGCCGCTATGACAAGCAATACAACACCAAGCGGGATAGTTACAGCCAGCTCGGTTAATGCAACTTATTCGGCTGATTTAGTGCCAACTATGACAAGTAATACTGCGCCAAGCGGAGTAGCTTCAGCAAGTTCGGTTTATAGTGCTAGTTTTGCCGCATGGAATGCTTTTGATGGCTCACTAGTATTAAATAATGGCTGGGTTACAGTATCAGGTACAAATACAGGCTGGCTGCAATATCAATTTACCAGTTCTAAAAATATTCAAAGATACACAATTCAAGCAAGAGATAGTGCTAACCCTACAGCCTCGCCAAAGGATTGGACATTAAAAGGTTCTAATAATGGCACAGACTGGACTACATTAGACACACAAACTAATCAAACAGACTGGGCTAACTTAGAAAAAAGGACATATTCATTTACTAATAATGCCTTATATATTTACTATAGGCTAGATGTAAGCGCAAATAATGGATTCGTAACGTATTTAGCTATTGGCGAAGTCGAGTTCATGGAGAAAACCTACGAGGCATATAAAGCTTTTAGTGATTCAAACGCCGATGCCTCTGCTTGTTGGATAACTGCATCAGGAACCACAGCCGCAAGTATTACTTATCAATTTGGAAGTGGCCAGACTGTCACCCGTTATTCTATAACCTCCCGTAATGATGCCACTCAAACAGTATCGCCAACAGCATGGAAATTATACGGCTCCAATAATGGGAGCGATTGGACTGAGCTAGATTCTAGGTCAGCCATTACCACATGGGCGCAAAATGAGACTAAAATATTCGGCTTTACCAATGCAGTATCATACACTTATTACAAGCTTGATATTACAGCTAATAACGGGCATGCCACACTCTTGGCAGTTGGCGAGATTCAATTTGCCGATGCTTCAAGCTCGGTATTAATAACTTTTGATTCTGACTCTAGCACTATGGATGATTATTATAACGGCCTAATGCTTTTATTTACCTCTGGCGATTGCTCAACGGAAGCGGCTAAACTCATAACCGATTATATAGGCTCGACAAAAGTTGCCACTGTTAACGCTTTCGAGGGCGATATACAAGTGGCAGATATTTTCGGAATTCAGGCATATTGTGGCAGGGTTCAGCTTTTAGAAGGTACTTATACAATAAACGGCTCTATTATCGTAAAATCAGGTGTTAAACTTGAAGGACAAGGTTCTGGAACTATAATAAAAATCGCTGATAATATTAGCGCTATTACAGCTATTAAAGATTCAGTATATCAAAGTAATTTTGTTTCTATATCTAATCTATATTTTGACGGTAACAAAAACAATAATGGTTCCACCA